GACGGATATATGGATGGTCAACCAATTGTCGAGTATGATGATATGCTTCAATCAAAGGATAGTTCTACCAAGCCCAATGCAGAAGTTTTAGAATTTATTAGGATTAAAAATGATGCCCCCTATCATCTTCATATGTCAAATGTAGCAGATAAGAAAAATTGTTATTTCACTTCCCCTTATGTATTAGCAACATGTAATCAAAGAACACCCAAATTGGAATCAATTGCATGTCCTGAAGCCTTTTTAAGGCGGTGGGATATTGCAATTGAAGTCCGAGTAAACCCCATGTGGGGAAAGAACAGTCCCGATGGCTCTTATACTGTAATTGATCAGGATAAGATTGCCAAAGCCGATTGCCCAGCTTTCCAACAAGAGGTTTACTTGATAGACAGATATGACATAAGTACAGGAAATATTATAGAAAAAGACATGATTTTGCCAAAATTCATGGAATTTTTCTGGAAAACTTCCGAAGCTTGTCTCAAGAAGTCTAGTGATTTGAGTGATTCTATTTTGACCCAACTAGGAATGAAAGGAGAACCAAAGGAAACATCAGAAGCATTTTGTGAAAAATTGGAGCAATGTCTGAAACCTCAGATGTTGATTACTGAAGAAGGATGTAGCCAAACATCCCTCTACGAATCACCAGCTCAATTTTTCTTTAGTGCTTTTGACAGTTCTGACAAGAAAGCAATTAAAGACGATAAGCTTAGAGATTTTGTTGATGATTTCTTTGAACAGAAAGGAAAGGAAACTAAGTCAGTAAAAGAGACTATTTCAGATACTTTTGAAGACGCCAAGGATGCACTTGACTCAGCCTCAGACTATTTCTTAACATCTGTTAAGAAAGTGACTGTGGCTGCTACGGATAGTGCAAAAGAAGCGTATGAAAAAGCGATGAATAGTAAACTCGTTACTAGTTTTGTTACCTTTGTTCAGAATAAATTAGACGCAATAAAATCTCTACCTAAATCGTTAGCTGGATGGTTTTATGACTTTTTCACCTCCAAGAATTGGTACCACTTAATTACTTTGTGTGGTGCCCTTCTTGTAGGCGGATCGGTCTTTAAAATCGGACAGAAATTGTTTTCTAATGTTTCTTGTGGTTTTGCTGATGCTCCTAATTTGGATCAGTTACGTGTTACTACCTGTGAATGTAAATTTTGTGATTCCCTTGTTACTACGAGATATATTGGCTCTTATCTTTATGCTGTTGAAGTACTTCTTTTCTTAATTGAAAAAGATGATCTTTCAAAACCTGTGTATGTTTCTTGGTTACGAGAAGCAATTGAAAAATCATCTTTGGAAGTTGTAGAGAAGTCTTTCGACAGATTTGAAGAATTGAGCCAATATTTTTCGGAAAGCAAGGAGTCAGCAGTTAGGATCCCCAAACATAAACTATTTTCTGAATCTAGAGAATCAGCTATTAAGACTAACCCTTTCAAGT